CATCCTGAGACTACCACTCTCTACGCTTGTTTCTTCACACGTGTTGGACCCTTACCTTTACCGACAGCTTTCGCTTGCGGCTTGGCAGTGGTGGACTCTTTATTAAGAACGACCTTACAAACAGTCTTCTTAATGGAGGGTCCACCTCTGACAGCAGGGGTGTTGGGGCCGGGGGCACGCGTTGGGACACGCTTCGGCGAGGGTTTGGTCGCCGTTCCACCTGTCTTCTTTGGGACGGGTTTCGGAAGCTTGCTCGCAATGTCGATGTGAGGGTATCGGCAGTCAGCCCTCTTACAACGACCACGAACAAAATCGTAGCAAAACTTTTCCGGGTGCAATTCAGGACAATTGCTACGCGTGCACTTACCACGGAGGTAATTAGAACAGGCAGCGGTTGTTGAAGGAGCCAACTTGGGGCCCGCTTGTTGGTCGTCAATGGTGACGGTGATATTGCCGGAGGCAGCAAGTTCACACATGTCAACCACTTTGAGCGGGGGGGGAAAAGTTTCAAAAGTCTTGGCGGCACGTAAAGCTTCAAGCCACTTTACATAAGTCTCGAAATCAAGATCGTGTTCATCGAGAAACTTATGCAACGCTTCACGTTGCTCATCAAATTCCAAAGGTGGAAAGATGGGCTTGGACCATTTGTCCATGATCGCTTGACTGGTCGTTCTACCAGACGAACTGGAATCGATCTTAATGCCGAGGATTTCAGTTTGGAAGTGATCATAGTGCAACTTACCATCAGGCACGAGGGAAAGTATTTTGGCGGCCCAGTCACCAAGGAGTGGGGTTTGTGAGTCTGTAACGTACAGCGACACAGCCTTGCGCCAAGCCATTTGCTGAATGGTGGCGTTCTTGATGCTAGTCGCTGATACATGCAGTTTTCGAGCAGCTCGACCAATGTCGTGGCAGGATCTGTTGTGGGTAAATGGATCAGGGTACCATCTACCGAGGAAATCAACCCATTCGGTTTGTTTGACACACTTCATCCTAAGCCCGAGAGTGCCCATCACTTGTTCAGCGATGTCGGGTTTTGGGAAGAAGGACAGACCATCATCACCGCCAAAAAGTCCTAACATGTTCCAGGACTCCTCAGAGGAGTAGTCCATGGCACGAAAGCACAAATACACGGCACGAGCGCTGTTCACAGTGTTGCGAACGCTCGTGTCTGCAGAACCTGACAACATTTGGTACAAATTACAGAAAGATACGCCATATTTAGTGACGTGATACTGATCATGGAGCTGATCAGCAAGTCCTGCAATTTCTTCCTTGTAGTCGGGATAGAGCGCCAACATGTCAGCGAAGAATTCTTCGAAAAGAAATTCTCCTTGAGTGCTGTCATATCGCGTGTAGTCAGTGGCGAAGATATGGGGATGGCCATCGCAAACACGTTGAACCATGTTTGCTGTGTCTTCAGGGGAGTGGCCGAAAGAGTACCAATGTGTCGTCTCCTTGAGGAACTTGGAAAACGGACGAGTGAAGCGGGAATAAATGACCACGTGTTCGGTTGGAACATTTTTGATGTCACGTGGGGCTTTAGGAGCGGGGTACGCTTCAGCCTTTTGGAACGTTTTGCGGGCACGTTCTTCCCAATCATTGAGAAATTCTTCACTAGCATTGGCCATCTTTTGGCGGAGAGTTGGGTTCATCTCTGCGAGGAGATCCTGAAGATCCAGAGGATATTGGTGGTCTGTGAGTTGTTGACATTCGACAATTTTCTCACGAAACTCCGCACTCCAGACACGGTAGTCATCAGGGGTCTCATTCTCCGGATTTCTTAAAGCCCAGACGCGCTCAGAAATGCAAGCGGCGTCCGAACTGGGTCCTTCGGAGGGGAACAGACATCCGTCAATCACCGGGGGGGTGACTAACGTGCCGCGGAGCTTGACACCATCAGTATCTATATCCAGATATTCAGGTGTAAATGAACGGGCAGCTCCGCCGAGCTTGTACTCGATTTTGGGGGATTTCACGAG